ACGCTTCTTGTCTACCTCGTTGTAGTTCTGCATGACCAGCCAGTTAGTAGGTGTGAGCCACTCCATGTGCTTGTTGTGTTCAGCATAGACTGCACCAACATCTTTGATGTAGTCCATGACCTGTCGTGCAGACTGGATGACACCATTGATTGACTGCCACACATGCTTGGAAAGGTAAGCAGTAGCATTGAACAAGTCATCACCAAAGATATCAGGCTCACCCTTCTCCATCCTATCTCGTATCGCTTCGTCAATGTATGTACGACAGGCGTGGATAGTACCACTGTAGGGTACAATCATCACTGGCCTTTTTGTTACACTACGATTGATGCCAAACTCTAGTAATTTTTTTGCAAGATTTTCACCTTGTTCTGCATCTTTCATAACAGCCTTGATAGTTTCTTCTGCTACCTCAGTGTAGATATCCTGAGGCAAGTCAGCAGGTATCAGGTTGGTAGCCCTGCCACCACGCTCATCACGTAGGATAGCAGACAGGTGCTGTAGTCCATTACAACTACCATCAGCAGACACAGGTAGATGAGAGGTATACCCCCAACCATCCTTGATCAAACCTGAAAACTCCAGACACCACCCAAGAAACTGAAAGGGTTTGTCTGCATCAAGCCACCAGTTGTTGTCGTATGGGTTGTCAGCCACACGCTTGATCTCGTCAGAGTTATCCCATGCCCACCCCTCACGCTGGTCTAGTGTCACCTTGTCATTACCATAGAGGTTAGCACCATGGATACACAACCAACGTGCATCATCCCAATTATTGATAGGCTTCCCTGCCTTGAAGGTCAGCAAGGACTTACTCCAGTCGGCTGACTGTGGTGACATGAAGGTACTGCTAGCATACTTGCGTGACCGAAAGTCATTCTGCCATACGTAGTAGAACTCATCGTACTTGCTGTACTGTTCAGCTACCTGCAGTGTACGCTCAACCTGTATGCGCTTACTCACTGTCCTGTTGTTGAACGTGTATATTTCATTGCGTTTCTTTGACCAGTTCTTAAACAGCTTTCTTTCTTCCTCATCCATTGCTGCTGGTTCCTTGTCAAAGGGGTAGCTAGGCAAGGGTCTGTCCTCTCTGGCTGGTAGGCCACCCCACTCCTGTCCACTGTCCCACAGTGAGCGTATAATCGCCAGCAATGGCCTATTTATTGTCCACGTAGTATGCTGTAGGGTGTTGAGACAATCAAACTCTTGAGATAAGTCGCGCTGTTTCAGCTTGGTCATGTGTTCCCTCATAACTTATCCTCTCCTTACGATAGGCAGAGCGTTCAAAAACTCTGCGTGATACCCACCACCATACACACCAGTCCAGTCCTTGGGTGGTATGATACATGGTGTCCAGCGTGGGCGTGTGGTTTCCATGTGTTCGTTAAATAGTTTCACCCATTCCTCAGTGATGTCAGTAGCACGTAGGAATGTGGTAGTCTTAGTCCTTGATGTTGACAGCTTTTGTAGTCGCACGATGCCTGTATTCTGGATGATCGCATCAATCAACCTAAGTCCAACATGGATGCGTTCCTCACTAGTCCACTCGTACTCCTTGTAGCCATCCTTGTTCATCTTATTAGTCAGGCCAAAGCGTCTGGCTGTTATGCCCTTCTCGTTAGCCTTCTTGATAGTGTTACGTGCAACGCTACCCTCTGCCTGTATCCATTTCTCTAGTCTGTCCTGCATCTCAACATTTGATCCGATAGATTTAGCTACCTTCATCAGTGTGTTTGAGAAGCTGATACCATCAACCATAGATACAAGGGCTAGGTATGCTACCTTGTCAGGCTTCATGCCCTGTAGTTTTTTGTGGGCTATGTCTCTGTTACTGGTTGGTGTGTCCTGTATCTTCCTGACACCTGCTGCAGTATTAGCCACCACAGTAGCAATCATTGTCCTGCCATGAAGTGTGCTGGACTCTCTACCCTTTTGCATAGCAGCGTCACGCTCCCTGCGAAACCTGTCTATACCTGCAGTCAACATTTCCTGTTCAAGATGCAGTTGATTTTCTAAAGTGTACCCCAAGAGAAGACCCCCTGTTACCTATATGTTATAGAAAGATAGCAACGATGGGTACTGCTACTACCATGAACAACATGATTACAAACTGTAAACCAATGTATCCTTCGTTGTCATAAAGAAAACCAAATAGTCCTGACATAAAGATACCAAGCAGTATCATGCTAATGAATACAGTCATTATTCTTCACCATAGTTTCTCATCATCCATTGCTGCTGCGCTGTAACTACCTCACCTGTTGGTTGTTCCTGCCACTCAGACAGACACCCAACACAGAACCACTCAACCAATCCATCTACTGCATACAAGGCTTCAGCCTCACAGTTATTACAGTATGGACAACGCTTAAAGCCCATGCTCATAACCCTGCCTCCTCTTTGACACGCATGAGTTTACCTGCAGTATACCCATGTTTAAACTTAATGTAATACTCAGCCAAGGTATCCTTATCATACTGGTTGTCGTACTTCACAGCGTGATAGCCGTTGTGATACCCCATGATGTAGGCATCATCGTACTTGTTACGCTTTAGCTGGTGCTTGTAGTTAGGCATCGTCCTGCTCCACTTCTAATGCCCATAGTACTTCAGGATCATAGCCACCCACAGTAGCAGTCACCTCTTTGAGTGCCTTTGCTTCAGCATCATCAAAGCCATCAGCTAGTACAACTACCTTCCTGTCTGTCCAGATACGGACACATACTTCATATGCTCCACGATCACTCATCGTCCTCACTCCACACTAAGTTAATCACCTTGTACCTAGCACTATCAACCTTACCCACCTGTGACATCCACACATCCTGACATTCATAGATAGTCTGTATCATATCACTGGTTTCGTTTAGTAGTTCGTTTAGTGCTACCTTCTGGTCTGCATTGAGTACCTTTAGCAAGTCCTTCTTTGCTTTCTTCCGTACTGCTTCTCTCTTGTGATACTCTTTTAGATGATCGTTCATTGCTCTGTCTCCGTCTTGATTGCATGATTGCTTTTGTTACTGGTGTTACCCTCATGTTTTAAACAAGTCCTCAGGATAATTACTTTTTAGTACACCAGCCCTACGATATAAACCAGCTAGAAATATTAGCCTGTCTTCCTCATCTTGGATCATGTTCATGTCATACTCAACCATCAACTTAAAGTCTTCGCTTGTTACTACATCAGTCATCTTAATATCTGGATCACCCCATACCATTACACATTACCCCTTTACTGCTACGATTAAAGTTATCACTAGTCCTACCATGTACAGCAACAAAACACAACCCACAAAATAGTCTTCAGGTTCTACTACTTGTAACTGATTGTAAACACACAGTAATGTTTCACAACTAGTCATCTTTCCAATCCTTTATTTCGTTACTGCATACTCTACAGTACAGCCTAGACACAAATCTTTTGAAAGACTGCAGGATGTACTGCGAGTTGTTACAGTGTTTGCATATATACTTAATCATCTGCCCGATCCTGAGGCCAGTCATTGTCAACTGCTAGTCTTATCTTGTTGTCGTTACTGTTATCTAGTTCTATCTCATACTGATTAAGAAAGATAGAAAACTCACCATCATGAGCATCATGTATCACCTGAAAGTATTCATCCAGATCATCGGTATAGAATGGCTTGCCTTGTGTGACGTAGGAATTACCTCTATCATCATAGGCTTTCAGTAGTGTGATGGAATGTTCACCATCTATGTAGGCTAGTGATAGCATGTAGTCGTTGCCTTCATCATCCATTAGGTATAGGTGTAATTGTTTATCCATTGTGCTGCCCCTTTAAAATAGTGGTTCATATGTTGCGCCATCATTATGCCTAGTCTTTAGACCTGATAGCTGTTGCCTCATTGCTGTAACGTCTTGCCCTTGCCATTCAGCATCTTCTATCTGGACTGCTAGTGCCTTCATCTTGGTTAGAATACTAGCAAGCCTAGCGTCTTGTGTTATGTCAGGATATGCCGTGTCTATGTACATGCCCATTTTACCCTACCCCTTATCCTACTACAAATCCGCTAGTGTCTTGCTTTGCTTTACCTTTAGCATACAAGGCTACGACTACCCCTTTGGGATCAAGAAAACGCAAGTCATCTTTGTCACCATCTACTACGGCAAACCCCTTGTAGGTTGTTGGCATCTTATCCTTGTGTCTAAAGACTACTGCCATGTTACTACCTTTTACTGATTGCATTGTATCAAGTACCATATCGCTATAACGCTGGCTTGCTTCGCTATAGGATAGCGTCAAATGATAGTTACTAGGCAAAGCTTTCTTAGCACGTTTGATATCTTTTGTATAGTCATAGAATTGTATTTCTGGATATTCACCAGCCATATCTATATGCCTTTCCCAATGTATATCGCTAGTGCCATTCAATCGGACTACTGGCTTGATACCTTTCTTGAGGCAATACTTTCTAAACTTAATCAAGTCATCATGCAATTGTGCTATGAATTCCCCGCGATTGTCGCGCCATAGAATAGTCTTGCGCTGTCTTGCTACTTGAACGCTATTGAAAGCACCCCTGCCAGCACTGTACAGACAGCCAGCCTTACAACCTGCTAGCACTGCCATAGGACATAGGTTTATGCCATCTACTGTATCTGCTGGTGCTAAGTATAGAATAGCTGTCAAGTATTCACTACCGTCACCCTTAGTCGTCTTGGCGTTAGTGCCAACCCCTAATAGATTAAGCTTCATTGTCTTACCCCCATTTCTGACTATCTATACCAAAGAGAATACCTTCTAGATATGTTAGCATTTCTCTAGGCGATAGTCTATGTTGGACAATATAGCTTCCCTGATTGCTGGTTAATTGCCAGCCCCCATAATGTGGCGCATTGTTTAGCTCATATTCTGTATTTAGCTTTGTGTTAATCCTTGCTAGACGTACCCCTAGCATGTGCTTAGTAACTCGCATTGGAATATCCTTTCCTTGCTTTGTTGATTGCTAGGCTAACCTACTACAAGCCAGCCTAGCTTGTCAATCGTCATTAGTTAGCCTTTGCAAAGCGTCCAGTCTCTAGGTCGCGTGTTGATGCCAAGTAACCTTTGTTACTGCTAAAAGTACCAAGTCTGCCGTAGCGTCTAGTCGTCCTGCGAAATTGGACAAGGTCAATTGTAAGTACAGGCACTGTTTTATTTGGCTTCGCTTTGGTAGCCATAAGATACGAGATTGTCTTAAACATTGGTAGTCCTTTCTGTTTACTTTGTGTTTCATTACGTTACTTCAGGTTGTTCTAAGTAGTCAATAGTGTTTGTCTGTTTACTGAAGTTATGCTGGCTAGCCACCTTTCCGTTACCTAACCTTGTATCATCTAACTAGTAGTGTGTCGCTGGTTAAGCTTCTTGTGTTCTTTCAGTCTCAATAGACTAGGATAAGAATAAGGCACAAATAAGGCACATATGAAAAAAATAAATAAAAAGATAAGGTGGCTAGATAGAGTATATATATAAGCAAGGAATAGATAGAGAAAGACAGACAAGCGAAACACTTTTAGCAACTCATAATCAACTTAAAGCCAACTCAAAGTCTTAGCCATGCCTAACTTCGTCAACTTCTTGACGACTTAGAGTGACTATAGAAACTTAGGGTAGACTAAAAGTGTCAATGTGTTGACGGTGGCTTATGGGGGTATACGCACGTTATCATTATTATATACCCTCTCAGATTTTTCTACCAAAATTAAGACACCCTGACATAATACTGCCTTATTCTAATGACCTAGTTAGTAAGTAAGGTATAAGTAAGAAGTATGTACTTTCAGTCTACTCTCAGTCTACTCTTAGTAAACTCTAAGTAACCACATACTTCTTACTTCTCTATAACATATAGGTAACAGGGGGTTCTTCCTTAGGGGTACATTTTAGAACCAAAGGTTATTATCTTGGTTGTTTGAGCGTTTACCAAAGTTAAAACCATCTAAGAACTTGTCTAGTTCTTCCTCAAGTAATTCTTCTTTTCTTGTTCGTATTTCTGTATCTGCATCAGCAGCCATCTGGTCTGACCAGTACTGCACTGCCATAGCAAGTACGTCAAGTCTATCGTCATGTGCTAATGCCCCTCTTTGTTTTGTTATACGTGTCATCTGATAGGCTAGCATGTACTTAGCAGCCTTGTCTGGTGGCATATGCTGAGTACTATCGTAGTCCTTTTGTATTACCTTAGGGTCTACGACAAGTCTATGTTGGTTCATTACAGGTTCTAAGGTATCAATGATCCTAGCTTCCTTCTGCTTACTATGTCTTACTTCTTCTATTGTTACAGGGTAAGTTCTAAGTAAGTATGGCTTCAGTAACTCAGTAAACATTCCGTCACCAAAGTTACTCTCAACCAACACCATGTTGACCTTGTGTATCTTAGCTAGGTCTGTGAGGTGCTGCAATGTGTCTGAGGAGTAGCCACCCTCAATGCCACCACAGTCAACTACGTGTAGGAAACCGTTAAGCATCTTTACAATAGCGTATGCAGTCTCGTCAGAGCCTCTACCAGAGGGGTCAATGGCAAGTATGCTACCCTGATACTCTGATCTACCTATAGTGTCCTCAGGGGCGTAGAAACGGTCTCCTGCAAGTCCTACGTTTGGTAGCTCTGGAAGTGGCTTAAAGATACCATAGACCAGTTTTTCTGGTGCTGTATCCTTGTCACAGGAGTAGATCATCAAGTCACTTAGTTTAAGGGGGTACTTGTTTGCATCTGATAGTGAAGTATCCAACATAAATTGCAAAGCAAAGCCGCTTCTACCATAACTTAGTTCTCTTTCCAGTAAGTCTGTGTCATCAAATCGTTTAGGGTCTGTAGGAAGCCCATACACGGCCTCTAGGTTAGTTTGTAGAGAATCATACAGCATAGGTGCTAACCTGCCCCCATAGGCCTTCTCTGAGCGTTCTAGAGTAGGGTATCTAGCGGGCCAAACACGCATCTCGTAGCCACGTGCAAGGAGTGTATTATAGAGAGACATCTCGTTCTGTGGTGTACCCAAGTAGATTATCTTACCTGAGGGCTTTAGAACAGCGTCAAATTCCTTAACAGTCTCTGCAAGCTTCTCTCGCATCATGTGTGTCATAGAGTTGTTAGGGACTTCTACGTCATCAGCAATGATAATGTCTGCACGAGAGCCTGTAAGCTGCCCTGTAACGCCCACAGAATTGACTGAGGGGCTACCTGAAGCTTTAGCAGGGGCTACATCAAAGGCTATCTTAGACCACCTCTGACCGTCTTTAGCCACCAAATGCTGACATATAGGTAACTCCATGATGATACGCTGTGTGAACGTGGAGAAGTCATCAGCACGTGCCTTAGACGCAGAGACAACCATAAACTTTAGTTGTGGGTCTAGCAGTAGCTGGTGTACCACGTAAGCAGCAGTGATGTAAGACTTACCTACACCACGAAAAGCCTCAATGATACAGCGTTTAGGACTGTGCTGCAGGTAGTGTGCTATGTCATACTGGATAGGCGTAGGCTCTGGAAGCCCTAGATGTTGCCATACAAGGTATGTGAAGTTCCTGAAGTCTTTAAGTTGCTCTGGTACATTAGTCATCATACACCACATTTACTGGATGGTCATGTACATCACTAGCTTTAGCCCACACAGCACTAATGGGGGCTACGGTAAACTGAAATGTAACATCTGGTATAGAATGACCAGCTACAGCACCACCTATTTGAAAACCATCTATGGGTGGAACAGTATCTGTACCGAATCCTACAGTAATAGTGTGACTATCTTGGTCATTCTGTATCATTAGGTAAGTACGTTGAACATTTGTATCTACTAACTTACCCCAATTACCACCAGTAAGGGTTACTACTTTGTGCTTCAGTGTTGCATTAGGGCCTTCTCTCATTGCATCTTCTCCCCTATATCAAAGGGTAAGTCCTGTAGCAAGTTAGCCATAGGACTTTCTGACATGATAACATCTAGAGACGCACCGTTGTCTTTAAGAAACTTAACAGCGACTGATAGTTCACTAGCTGTAGCTTCCCCACTGCGTACACGTAGTAGCAGTTGTTGGGTGACAGCCTCATGCAAGCTGTCTATCAGTTGTTTTTCTGTCATTACTCATGTTCCTTCATTTTTGCTACTTTTTCTACAAGAGTACCAATTGCTTTAGCATCCTCAGGACGCTGCTTCATTCTACCAAGTAGGTAAGTAATAAGCATAGGAATAGCAAATACAGCAATACTAACTGCAATTACTAACTCAAAAGCATTAGCTAGTATCTGATCTAAGGCTACTAGTAAGGCTTGCCAAGGATTATCTACTTGCGCTATTTGTTCTGTCGTTAGGCTTTTATCTTCCTCAACCAGACTTGCTCCCACAAGCGCACCTGCCCCTGTCGCTCCAGCAATGATCACAGGATTCGCAGTTGCAAGGGCCGCAACACCCGCGCCAGCGGAGGCTCCACTTGCCGTAAACATATCGGACATACTGATGCTCTCGCAACCAGATAAGCCAAGTGTAAATACGAGTATGAAGGTGCATTTTAGTTTACTCCAAGTGTTCATAGTTGTTGCCCTTTTAATTGAAGGCATTTAAAATTTATAGGCCTTAAATCCATGTTAGGCATTTCCATAATGTCGTTACCCATCTCATAGGCTCGTGCCTTACACTGATCGTAGGTCTGGTAGGGGCCACGTGTATCGTTGAACTCCCAGCAGTCCGTAGGTACAGACAGGCTGCAAGCTAGTACTAGTGTTTTAAACATGTTACATTCCCATTGCTTTTGCTACTGTAATCATCATAAAGACGAACAGACCAGCAATAACTAGTATACACCCGCCCACTACAGCTACTACCTTACAGGCATCCATGAACTCCTGATCTTTCTTCAGTTGTTCACGCCTTGCTTTAGCAACAGCTTCTTTTTGTTCTTGTATTCTTCTAGCACGTTCTGCCACGATACCTTTCCAAGTACCGTGACCAAAACGCATGTCAACCATAGTAGCTACTTCCTGCAACTTTTCTGCTGCGAGTTTAGCATCTATCATTTCTTTAGCTACAGTATCTACCCCAAACTGATCGCCTAGTCCAGCAGCACCGGCCTTCTTATTACGAGCCTGTTGTACTTGTTTTTCACCAGTAAATAAATTATCTATTTGTCCGGCAATCTGTCCAATATCCTGAACAGTGTTAATGTGTGTCTTAATAAAGTCCACACTCTGTTTGACTAAAGCTATGCCAGCTAGGGCAGTACTGATCGGTTCCATATGGTTCCCCTATTTGAAATACTTAGTAATACTACCTAGTAGACCTTCATCTTTCTTCTTCTTAGTATCATACTGCTTTGTATAAGTCTTCTTAGCTATAGGTGTCTTAGTATACTTCTTAGAGGACTTAACAACCTTCTGAGGTGTAACACCAGTACCCTTAGTGCCTGTGTGTACCTTCTTAGCTTCCATACCTAGTTGCCTAGATATCTTTTCTAGTGTACCCTCGTCCTTATTTACTCC